TCATCCTGCTCAACGCGATCAACATTCGGGTCGAGTTTCCCGAGTTGAAAGACCTCGCCATCCGAGAGTGGAAAGAGTGGAACCCCGACTCGTTCATTGTTGAAAAGAAGTCCAGCGGCACGCCGCTGTACCAAGAACTGCGTCGGATGGGTATTCCGGTGCAGGAGTTCACGCCGAACCGTGGCACAGGCGATAAGATTGCCCGACTGAACGCCGTTGCGGATATCATCCGCTCGGGTATGGTCTGGTACCCGGAGGGGCGCAGGTGGGCCGAGGAGGTTATCGAGCAGTCGGTGGCGTTTCCTTACGGGTCGCATGACGACCTCGTGGACTGCCTATCCATGTGCCTCACCAGATACCGTCAGGGCGGGTTTATTACTCTGCCGTCTGATTATCGAGACCCAGAATACCTGAACCGCCCGCGACGGGTGGCGTATTATTAAGGCCCATTATGGCGAACACCACTGACTTCATGGGTAAGAACCAGCTCATAGATAGGCTGGCGGCGCAGCTTCGCGTTAACGGTATGACAGGGGATACTCGCGCAGCCGCGATGGATATACTCAAGCGGCGGGGACACCTGAACGGCAAAGGTGAACTAACGGCTGATGGCCGTGCGCGTGACGGTATGACAGCAGAAGAACGTGCAATCGATCGCGCCAAGCGTGCTGCACCCGGTGCGCAGTTTGTCTACAACCCCAACACGAATCGCGCCACACGGCGCTGAAAGAGCATCATGGCAATCTCCCCCGCGCTGACCGAGTTCGACCCCGCGCTTCTCTCCGACGAGCCCGCCATCGAGATTGAGATCGAAGACCCAGAGGACGTAACGCTCCACGCCGGAGGCGTCGAGATCGACCTGATGCCGGGGTCAGACGCGGGGGCGCTCTCCGAAGAGTTCGACGCCAACCTCGCAGAAACCCTCGACTCGGATGTGCTGGAGACGCTGGGCTCCGAATTGCTGGAACTCATCGAGGCAGACATCAACTCCCGCAAAGACTGGGTGGAGATGTACGTCAAGGGCCTGGAAGTCCTGGGGATGAAGTACGAGGAGCGCACCGAGCCCTGGAGCGGTGCCTGCGGGGTGTTCTCGCCCCTGCTGACGGAGGCGGCGGTGCGCTTTCAGTCAGAGATGATCACCGAGACCTTCCCCGCTCAGGGGCCGGTCAAGACGCAAGTCATCGGAGCGATCGACAAGCTCAAGGAAGAGATCGCAGACCGTGTCCGCGACGACATGAACCTGTGGCTCACGGAGAAGATGATCGACTACCGCTCGGAGCATGAGCGGCTGCTGTTCTCCCTGGGCCTCATCGGCGCTGCGTTCAAGAAGGTGTACCCGGACACCAACACGGAGATGCCTGCGGCTCCGTTCGTCCCTGCCGAAGACCTGATCATCCCGTATGGCGCGTCCAACGTGTACACGGCAGAGCGCGTGACGCACGTAATGAGGAAGACCAAGAACGAGATCAAGAAGCTCCAAGTGTCGGGCTTTTACATTGACGTTGACCTTGGTGAACCCACGCGCTTTTTCTCTGACATCGAGAAGAAAAAGGCAGAAGACCAAGGGTATTCCCTTAATGACGACGAGCGCTACCACGTTTACGAGGCGCACGTAGACTGGGACTTGGGTGAGGACGAAGATGAGGTGGCGCTGCCTTACGTCATCACCATCGACAAGGGGACGCAGAAGGTTCTGTCGATCCGGCGCAACTGGAACGAAGGCGACTCCAAACGCCTCAAGCGGCAGCACTTCGTCCAGTACACCTACATCCCCGGCTTCGGTGCGTACGGCCTGGGCTACATCCACCTGATCGGCGGCTACGCCCGTGCGGGCACAAGCATCATCCGTCAACTGGTCGATGCGGGCACTCTGTCCAATCTCCCTGGCGGTCTGAAGACCCGTGGCCTGCGGATCAAGGGCGACGACACGCCCATCGCTCCGGGCGAGTTCAGGGATGTGGATGTCGGGTCAGGCTCGGTCAGGGACAACATCATGCCCCTGCCGTACAAGGAGCCGAGCCAAGTCCTGGCCGCTTTGCTGGAGCGCATCACGGAAGAAGGGCGCAGGCTTGCAGCCATCGCAGACCTGAAGGTCTCCGACATGAGCGCGCAGGCCCCCGTGGGCACCACGCTGGCGATCCTTGAGCGCCAACTCAAGACGATGTCGGCAGTGCAGGCGCGTGTACACGCCAGCCTGCGGATGGAGTTCAAGCTCCTCAAGGCAATCATCCGGGACTTCACACCGGAGTTCTACTCGTACACCCCCGAGGGTGGCGATCCTGGCGTCAAGCAAGCCGACTACGACATGGTGGAGGTCATCCCCGTGTCCGATCCCAACGCGGCCACGATGGCGCAGCGGATCATGCAGTACCAAGCCGCATTGCAACTGGCTCAAGGCGCTCCGCAGATTTACGACCTCCCTCAACTGCACCGGCAGATGCTGGAGGTTTTGGGCATCAAGAACGCGGACAAGCTCGTGCCCATCGATGAGGACCAGAAGCCTCGTGATCCGGTGACGGAGAACATGGCGATCATGCGGATGGAGCCGATCAAGGCGTTTGCCTACCAAGACCATCAGGCGCACATGATGACGCACCAAGCGTTCATGCAAGACCCCAACATCGCAGCGGTCCTGGGGCAGAACCCGATGGCCCAGCAGATGATGGCCGCGCTTATGGCGCACATGGCCGAGCACGCTGCATTTGCGTATCGGGCTCAGGTAGAGATGCAGCTTGGTGTGCCGCTCCCGGCCCTGGACGAAACCAACAACGCGCCCATCGCGCCCGAAGACGAGAAGGCCCTGGCCCCGCTGATCGCAGCGGCGGCTCAGAGGACGATGGTGCAGAACCAAGCCATGTTCGCCCAGCAGCAAGCCCAGCAGCAGGCGCAGAATCCTGAACTCCAGATGCAGCAGATGGAGCTTCAACTGAAGGCCGAGGAACTCAAGCGCAAGGAGGCCGACAGCCAGCGCGACTTCCAGATCGCGCAGGGCAAGTTGCAGATCGAGCAGGCCAGACTTGCCCTGGAGGCCCGACGCAATCAGGGAGAAGACCCTCGGATTGGGGCAGCGCGTGCGCAGCAGGAGATGTCGCAGAAGCAAGCCCGCGCCCAGCAGGACATGACCCACAAGGAGCAGATGCACCGCATGAAGCTACGCCAGCAGGCCGAGGCCCGGGCCGCGAAAGCCACACAGCAACCTGCGCAGCCCAAGGAGCAGTAAATGGCAACCGTTTTCGACCGGGTTCTGAAAGAAATCGAAGAGCGCCGCGATGTTCTTACGCAAACACTTATGTCAGGTGCGGCAAAGAGCTTCGAAGAATACCGAGGTATGTGCGGAGAGGTGCGAGGACTATCCTTCTCTTACAACCAAATCATTGACCTTCAGAAGAAACTGGAGCAGGAAGACTGAAGACGGGGTTTCGGGGGTGCCCCATTCCACCCCCTGCGAGAGGAAAACGATGAGTGAACTACTCCTGAGCGATGGGGATAGCGTATCTACGCTCCCCGCAACGGACGCAGAAAGGGCCAAACAGGTGCCCGATCCTGTGTCGTACAACATCCTGTGCGTGCTCCCGCGTGCGGAAGAGGAATACGAGAGCGGTCTCGTGAAAGCGGGTCAGACGATGCATTACGAAGAGGTGCTGTCGCCAGTGCTTTTCGTGATGAAGATGGGTCCGGACGCATACAAAGACCCCATCCGATTCCCGTCAGGCCCGTCCTGCAAGGTTGGAGACTTCGTGCTGGTGCGCCCCAATACGGGAACCCGCCTGAAGATTCACGGGCAGGAATTCCGCATCATCAACGATGATTCGGTCGAGGCGGTGGTCCAAGACCCGCGTGGTATCAAGCGCGCATAAGGAGTAATTCATGGACAATTACGGCGACGTAGACGAAAAGTACAACTACAAGTTCCCGGACGAGCAGAAAAAGCCCCAAGACATCGAGATTGAGATCGAGGGCGAGACCGAGATCGAGGTCGTAGACGACACTCCTGAGCAAGATCGTGGGCGCGAGCCCATGAAGGAGCCTCCTGCGGAAGTGACCGACGATGAGTTGGCGCAGTATTCCGAAGGGGTCAAGAAGCGCATCAAGCACTTCTCCAAGGGATACCACGACGAGCGCCGCGCCAAGGAAGCCGCGCAGCGTGAGAAGGATGAGGCACTACGCCTTGCCCAATCCCTGATCGAGGAGAACAAGAAACTTCAAGGCAGTTTGGGTCAGGGCCAGCAGGCGCTGCTTGAGCAGGCCAAGAAGGTGGTTGCCACCGAGGTGGAAGACGCCAAGCGCAGGCTCAAGGAGGCGCACGAATCAGGAGATACTGAGGCATTCATCGCTGCC